AGTGTTATATCGTATAAAATACTTATTCATCTTTTTTTAATATTGTTATGTAATTTTTCTATTCTTTTACTTGTGGAATACTCAAACCATGCTGGGTTTATAGAATGTATAATTATAGTTAAAAATGAAATAATCAATTGTAAACTTATTTTCCAACCAATATACATGTGTTGAAAATAATTCATGTTTGCGGTTTCTAAATGTTTTTTAATAGTTTTCATTTATTGTTTATCTACCGATTTTATGATTGTTTTTAAATTAAAAAGTTTTGTATTTTCTGTAAAAGGAAACTCAATTTCATTACCATTAAAGTCAAAGTCAAATAGATAACTACCTGGCAATTTAAATTCATAAGGTACATCAGTACAAATATTATCATGTAAGTTATAACCAAATACTTTTGGTGAAGTACCATTCCATAAAACTGTTGATTTTAAATTTAAAGCGGCCGCTGCGTGTTGCAAACAAGAATCAATAAAAATTCTTTTTTGGCTGACTAATAAAATACTAAAAAACTCCATTATAGATAATGCTTTTTGAGGTGTTGCAAATATATGTTCAACATCTTTTAATTTCATAGAGTTCATTTTTGTAATTTGAAATATATGATAATCATTTTTATAATGATTTACCAAATCTTGTGCTAAATCCATGGGCATATCTCTTGTCCAAGCATAAGGTTTAGCATCTGTTGTCATCATACCACCATTTGTATGAATTAACATTACAGGTTTTTCTCTTTTCCAAAAATTCATGGCTGCTTCTATTTGAAGTCTATTAAATTTAACTTCAGGTGTTTCGCCACTGTATTTTAAATTATAAAACTCTATCCAATTTAAAATAAGTTTCTTTTTTTTATGTATATGATTTGTGGTATAATAAGGTTCGTGATGAAAAATTATAGAATCTTTTTCATGTATATAATCTTGATAAAAATACTTAGTATTGCCTAATTGAAAAACCCTATCAACATAACTTAAATTTAAAAAAATATCAGGAAACGCACACGCTACTATTAATTTTCTATCTGGATGGTTGTTTTTAATTGCTTTTGCAACGGCCGTGGCAGCGACATGTTTTCCCATACCACCTTGTACATGAAAAACACTATATTTTAAATTATCACTCATAATATATGTTTATTTATACCTTTCCAAAACAGTTAATCCGTTGTTATTAGTTTTAAATATTTTAAATTTCCAATGAGTATTTTCAATTAAAAATTCTATAATAGCTGTTAAAAGGCCTTTATTATCAAAACCTAAAATACTTTCACCTCTTAAACCATAAGTATATGTATCGTGGAAGACAATATATTTTTGTGCTTTGTTTCCATGTAATTTTAATTCTTTTTTTAATTGATCATAATTATGTATAGTGTCTATAAACAACATATCAGTTTCTTCTATTTCAATATTTAATACATCATCTTTTATATATTGAACATTTTTGCCTCGTTTTTTGGCTTTATCAAATAATTTTTGTACTGTTTTATCTAACATTACATCAAAAGAAATTAAATCTACATTGGCGTTTAAAAAGGCTCGTGTACTTACACCTGTTCTTACACCCATTTCAATAACGGTTTTACAATCTTTACATAAATCATATAACACATGTAAATTTTCATTTATATCGCTTGGTGTATTTTTTGCCTTTTCATACTCATTTTCAAAAAAATCTGATTTACTTTTTTCATATTTTTCTATTGTTTTGTGTGGTATGTCCCAATTTTTACCATTTTTAAAATGATTATTTTTTAATAAATTTTCCGAATCTAGTTTTACTCTTTTGGCAATATCACTTTCAATGTCATCAAAGTCTAAATTGCCCAACGTTTCTGAAATTAAACCTTTAATTTTATTAGATTTTATTACATACACTTTTTTTGCATTTTGAGCATAATAGTCATCACCATACCATAAATGATATAAGTCAGGTATTAAATTATAAGATTCTCTTAACATAAACATACAGATACCAAAAGCCCAAGCTTGTCCACCTATAGGGTGTGATTTATCATAATTTAATTCAATAATTTTTTCTTCTGTTGTTACAAAATCATCTATAATAAAATTATTTTTACGGCCAGATAAACTTACGCCAATCAAATCATCCTTTTTTAAATTAAAATTATACACCATGTCAAATACAGAAGAATCTACGTGTATATCATCATTTAAAATACCAATTATTTTTGAAGTAGACTTTTTGTATCCTTCGTTCCATGCAGGATTTACATAGATATTTTTATTAAAACAAACCAATTCTATTTTAGAATCTTTTAATATATCGTATTTTGGCCTGTTTTCAAAATTATTATCTATCAATATAATTTTTTTTATTTTTGAATTTAAAACGTATGAAGTAAGTGCTAACTCAAAATTTTTTACATACCACATTGTTGGTATAATTACGTCTATATACACTATTTTAACCACCTATCATTTTCTAAAGTCCATTTTACTACTTGTTCTATTCTCTCACTTAATGTTATATGAGGCTGCCAACCTAATGATTTCATATATTCACCACTTAAAGCATAGCGTAAATCGTGGCCAGGTCTTGCTGAATGAAAATCTATCATTTCGTATTTTGCATGAGAAGCATTCATTACTTCAGCCACCTTTTTAGCTAATGTTAAATTATCCATTTCTTCGGCACCCACAAGATTAAATTTAGGACATTTTGCATTACCAAAATCTTTTTCAAAAAGACCTTTTAAATTTAAAATATGTAATATTCCATCAGCAACATCTTTTGCATGTATGTAATGACGTGAACCGGCTTTTGTTTTAGAGGGGTCAGAATGAACCGTTATAGGTAAACTATCACGTATTTTACGAATACACATTGGTATATATTTTTCAGGATGTTGTCTTTCACCAAATACGTTCATTGTGTGTGTTATGTATAAAGGTAAATCGTAGGTGTTTTCAAAAGCAACACATATTTCTTCAGCAGCGGCCTTTGTAGCAGAATAAGGATTTGTAGAATTATAACGATCTCTTTCTTTATAATTTACTCCTTCAGGAGCTGGACCAAAAACTTCATCAGTTGAAAAATAAATGAATCGTTCTAAATTATTAAGATTACGTGCATAATTTAATAAATTTGTTGTGCCTACAACATTGTCTAATACAAAGTCCATAGGATACTGTATAGAACGATCAACGTGAGAACCTGCAGCTAAATGTAAAATTATATTTACATCACCGATACGATTAATTATTTGTGTATTTAATTCTGCTTTTAAATCATGGTAAATAATACGTACACGTTTTTGTGATGATTGAGGTAATACTGAAATAACTTCGTGTAAACGATTTAGATTTCCTGAAAAGTCTAGTCTATCAATTGAGATAATTTCCCAATCTGTTTTTTGTAACAATACTTCAATTAAATGATGTGCTATGAAACCTGCACCACCAGTAACTAAGACTTTTTTAGACATAATATTTTCAATTATAATTATATAAAATATATCAAATTATGATATATTTGTCAAGTATTATTTATTTTCTAAGTCTTTTACTTTATTTTCTAACGTTTCAACTTTAGTATTTAACTCTTTAATAGCGTTTACTAACACTGGTACTAGATAGTCATTTGTTAAGAATAACTTATCTGGATTGTCATTAGATACGATTACAGGATTTTCACCTTCTAAAGCAAGTATTTCTTGAGCACTAAATCCGTATCGTTTTTTACCATCATCTTTTAATTCATTTGTTGTTCGGTCTTTAAATGCGAACTCTATTGGATTTACATTTTTTAAGAAACCAAGACCTTTATTTACAGCACCGTAAATACACTTATCTCTCGTATCTGATACGGCTGTCCATGCTACTTGAATTTGAGCACAAGTGTGAGAACAGTTACCCATTAAAATTCTATTACTTTCGGTTGTAATATTTGCTAAACCGCATGTTGCTCCACAACCTGAGTAATGACCAATTATAATGTTATTACAACCACTAGTGTTACAAAAACCTGCTCCAAGGCCTAAAAAAACATTATGAAAACCCCCAGAGTTAAAATAACCTGCTGCATAACCCACAACAACATTACAACTACCATTAGAGTTACTATAACCTGCTGCTGCACCTAAAAATAAATTTTTTTGTCCTGTAGTTGTACCAGCACTAGATTGACAACCTATACCGACATTCCAATTACCAGAAGTATTACTTCTACCAGATTCATATCCCATATAGATATTATTTTCACCACAGGTATTAAGAACTCCAGCTTCTTTACCTATAAAAATATTATTAACACCAGCAGTGTTTCTAAAACCGGCACATTTACCTATAAAAGTATTATAATAACCATTATTTTGACAAGCACCAGCACATTGGCCAGCAAAGAAATTGCCCGTACCTGATCCACCTGCACCTGTTCCTATACCAGCGCCTGTTGAAACTATGTTGTCTGTACCACATTTAGCAAATACGACAGTTCCACCACCGCCGCCTGCTGAACCAGTAAATCCTGTAGCACCTGCTGAACCTGTAAATCCTGTTGAACCAGCAGCACCAGCTGAACCTGTAAATCCTACAATACCTTGGTTAGCTAACTCTACCCACTGATTTGAATCTCCGTCGTTATAATAGAAATATTGAACACCTGTTGCCTCGTCTACCCAAATATCTCCAAGTTGAGCACCTGAAGGAGGTGTAGCAGAAGTTGTAACATCTAAATTTCCTTCTGAACCTGTAAATCCTGTGTCACCTTTTGAACCAGTGAAACCTATATCACCTTTTGATCCAGTAAATCCTATATCACCTTTTGAACCTACAAATCCTGTAGCTCCTTGAGAACCTGTGTAACCAATATCACCTTGTGAACCTGTGAAACCGATATCACCTTTTGAACCAGTGAAACCTATATCACCTTTTGAACCAGTAAATCCTATATCACCTTGCGAACCTGTGTAACCTTGTGAACCTGTAAATCCTGTGTCACCTTTTGAGCCAGTAAATCCTGTGTCACCTTTTGAACCAGTGAAACCTATATCACCTTTTGAACCTGTAAATCCTGTGTCACCTTTTGAACCAGTAAATCCAGTATCACCTTTAGAACCAGTGAAACCTGTGCTACCTGATAAGTCGGAAACAAAACTGTATGATGAACCATTCCATAAATATAATTTTGAGTTATCAACATCATTTGGATCAACAGTTGTTATAATCGCAAATTCACCAGCAACAATTCCTGATGGCGATGTATCTGCCTGTAAAGCAGCAACAGTTGAATAAGTTTTAGCAATATTAAATCCTAAACCTGTAGCTCCTTGAGAACCTGTAAATCCTATATCACCTTTTGAACCTGTGTAACCGATATCACCTTTTGAACCTGTGTAACCGATATCACCTTTTGAACCTGTGTAACCTTGTACGCCTTGATCACCTTGTGAACCTGTAAATCCTGTTACGCCTTGATCGCCTTTTGAACCGGTGTAACCAATATCACCTTGTGAACCTGTATAACCTAAATCTCCTTTTGAACCTACAAAGCCTGTGTCACCTTTTGAACCGGTGTAACCAATATCACCTTGTGAACCTGTATAGCCTAAATCTCCTTTTGAACCTGTAAATCCTGTGTCACCTTTTGAGCCTGTGAAACCAATGTCGCCTTTTGAGCCTGTGAAACCGGCTGTAAGTGGAACTAACTCCCAAGCTGCTCCATTATATTTCCAGGTACGTGTACCTAATTGGTATGTTTGATTAACCGAGGGGCTATTAGGAAAATTTATTGTAGGCATCTTTATTTTAACCTTAATTTAAAATTAATTTATAATTATTTATACAAAAAAAATACTTAAAAGAACATTTTTTTAAAAATATTTTTTTAAAAAATCAATATAATTAAATGTATTTAGTATTTTAATATTTTTAACCATATTTTCTTATTTTTGTTCTAGGATAAACGTTTCCATTAGATAATCTATTTTTAACAGTATTAATTGCAACATATCCTGTTAATCCTCTTTCTTTTTTATAAAATAAATATCTATTATTTGAATTAACACCTAGAGATGTATAATCCGATGCTCCACCTCCGGTAGATGATATTCTATTACTCGTTGAATTATTTTCTATATATGTAATTATTTCAGATTGTGTCATTGAAGGAAAATTTTCTAATAAAGAAGCTAAAAGGCCTGTAACTTGTGGCGATGCCATACTTGTACCTGAAATAGAACCTATTTTATAATTAGAATCACGTGGATCGTTAGCAAGTGTGATACTAAATTCAGAAGCGGCCGTTGTATCATAAACTGATGATGTTATAAATCTACCTGGAGCATAGACTTCTACTCGACTTCCATAATTACTAAAATCAGTTTTATATTCTTCTGTTACAACATCTATAGCACCTATACATAAAGAAGTACCTGAAGCTGTAGGTGTGGAGCCTCGCATTGGAAAAATGTTTCCACTACCTGTATAAGTAAAATAATTATTATAATCTAAATCAGTTTGAGTATTTACATTCCAATATGAATTTCCTGAAGAACCAACAACAATTACTCCATCTGTTATTGCATCTTCAACATCAGCATCTACAGCAGCAACTCTTGCAGGTGTTTTATTTAAGGCGTTACTAAAAAATACAGGAATTCCATAGGTTTCTAAAGTTGCTTTTCTTTCTTCATTTGACCCCGAAATATTAATTGTACTGCCTCTATAGTTAAGTTGTGTAATACTGCTTAAAAAAAGATTTGAATAAACATATCCCCAACTATTATTTACTATAGTAGGATTTCTTTTTCCTGTTATATTATTAATTGGTTTATTTTTATGAAATTCTCTTATGTAATCAAAAATATATAATTGCCAACTACCTGGTGGACCTCCTGCCGAAATATAATTAAATTCAATATTATAAATATTAGCATCTCTAGCCCAACCTTGAGTATTTCCTGCAACAGTTCCAGCTACATGTGTTCCGTGGTTACTATCTACTGAACTATAATTATAGGGTAATGTTGTTACATATCCTAAAGATGCACTATGTTGAAACCAATTATATGAAACAAATCTACTTCCACCTGTACCATCAGAATTAACAGCAAATTCAGGATGATTTCCGTTAATATGAGAATCTACAATAACAACATCTACATTTTTTCCTGAAGATGTTGTATAAATTGTTTGTGTAGTTTGAGTGAATGCACCATTTGTTCCCCAATTAGATAAAGGCGTTCTTTCTGTAACACTATATAATCCCCAATTTTTATCATTTGAGTCTATTGTGTTGCTTTTTTCAAAATTATCTGTTTGAGACCAAAACGGAACAGGAATTAAATTTAATTCTTTAGGTAATTTTTCTACTGCTAAAACTCTAGGTTCGTTTCTTAAAATATTTGCTTCTTCATCTGTTAAATAGTAATGTGTATTTCTACTTATTTCTCTTATATTAGCAACATCAACTTTACGATTAGGAATATATAAAGTACCCTCAGTGCTCTCCATATCTTCAAAAAAAGAATCAATGTCTTGTCTATTACGTACAGTAACAATATATTCTTTTGTTTCTGACATTTTAAATTTCTAATTGTAAAATTGTTAATGTAACCGTAATAGATGTTGTAGAACCACTTTTATTTTTTACACTAATAGGAATATTCGTAACTGTAGGATTTTCATTATTAAAACCTAAAACAGCTGGCGATATTAAAATTGATTGATTGCCTGTTGTGATGACTTCAGCAATAACTCCTGAACCTGAAGTAGGATCTGTTGTTTCACCTCTCGCGCTATCACTAGAACGTGAAGTTGTATCTGTATAAATTCTTACCCAAGCAGCTGCTGAAGTTTCTATTTTAAATAAAGCATATCCTTTAAAACCTGTAATTGTTAAATTTTCAGAACTATTATTATTTAAAGATGATGATGTAACTGTAGCAGTTGATCGTGATGAAGCACCAGAACCAGTTGATCCTGTATAACCAGTATCTCCTTTAGAACCTGTAAAACCAGTACCAGTAGAACCGGTAAATCCAATATCTCCTTTTGAGCCTGTAAATCCCGTATCACCTTTTGAGCCTGTGTATCCACCAGGACTTCCTGTTTCTCCTTTAGAACCTGTATAACCAGTATCTCCTTTAGAACCTGTATAACCTCCAGGATCACCTTGTGAACCCGTATAACCTGTTCCTTGTGAACCTGTATATCCTAATGAACCTGTATATCCTAATGAACCTGTATATCCTAATGAACCTGTGTATCCTAATGAACCTGTAAATCCTGTGTCACCTTTTGAACCTGTGTAACCAATGTCACCTTTTGAGCCTGTGTATCCTTGAGAACCTGTATAACCGCTTCCCGCACCTGTGCCTACGGCAGTTCCATTTAAAGTAAAAGCTCCAGCAGAATCTACTTTTAACGTATTACATCCTGCTTTAAGTATTATTTGATTACTACAACTAGGGCCGTCGCCTGTTGCACAATTACCTAGTATAATATTACAATTTCCACAAGTATTATAATAACCTGCTCTAAAACCTAAAAATACGTTGTAATTACCATGAGTGTTACAATATCCTGAGGTATGACCTAAAAGTATATTACAATTTCCTTGTGTGTTAAATCTACCTGAACAAGTACCTATAAAAACGTTATTACAAGCTCCAGACCCACATTGATTTGCAAAAGAACCTATGGCTATATTTTCAATTCCGCCTGTGTTTAAATTAAAAGAACACCATCCTATTGCTAAATTTCTTGCACTGCCATTTACCACAAGATTTTCTCCTGAATAATGACCTATAAAAGTATTACAATCGCTCTGACATATTTTCATTCCAGCATTTTTTCCTATTCCTATACCAAAATATGAAAGAGTAGAACATTTTAAAGCGCATGTTCCTATTGCTATGTTTTCTGAATAACCATTACTAAACTGTAAAGCACATGTACCTATAGCAACATTACCTGTACCTGAACAATTACATGATCCTGTTTTTTGACCTATAAAAACATTTTCTCTACCTGAAGTAATACCAAATCCTGCATTATATCCTAATACTACATTACAATCACCAAAACATACGCATTGACCAGCTCCTTGACCTAAAAAGATGTTATCACAAGCAGTGTTAGTTGCACTTGAATGGCCTATACCAGCACTTCTACCAATTATAATATTATGTCTACCTGTAGATAAATTACTGCCAGCTTCTCTTCCTACAAGAAAATTATATGAACCAGTTGTGGTGTTTTTACCTGCGTAACATCCAAAAGCTATATTATCTGATCCTGTTGAGTTTCTTAAAACTCTATAACCTATTCCTACACTATTGCCACCTGTTGTGTTACAGAGTCCCGAATATTCTCCTGCAAAAAAATTAAAATTTCCTGTTGTATTATCTCTTCCAGCACTTGCTCCTAAAAAAATATTACTACATCCGCTTGTATTTGATTTACCACTATTTCTTCCTAAAAATATGCTCGTCTGGCCAGTTGTATTAGAATGACCTGAACAACATCCAATAAAAATATTTGAAACACCACCAGAATTATTATAGCCAGCTTGAAATCCTATAAACGTATTATCGCTTCCGCAAATATTACAACGACCAGCACATCTTCCTAAAAAAGTATTATTACTAGCTGTAGAATTAAATGCACATGAAGGATAAGATTCTCCTGTACATTGTCCTGCAAAACAACCAACTAAAAAATTATTTGAAGAATTGCCTCCTGTTCCTGTATTTAAATTTGTTGTTACTATATTTGAATCACCAAAAGAACCGCTACAACGTGTAAATACTTCGTTGCCTGCTGAACCTGTAAAACCTATGTTTCCTAAAGAACCTGTAAAACCTGTAGAACCTGCTGAACCTGTAAAACCAGCACCTGCTGAACCTGTATAACCTATATTTCCTAAAGAACCTGTAAAACCTGTAGAACCTGCTGAACCTGTAAAACCAGCACCTGCTGAACCTGTATAACCTATATTTCCTAAAGAACCTGTAAATCCTGTTGCGCCTGTTGAACCTGTGTAACCAATATCACCTTGTGAACCTGTGTAACCAATGTTACCTTGTGAACCTGTAAATCCTGTGTCACCTTTTGATCCTGTAAATCCTGTGTCTCCTTTAGAACCTGTGTATCCAATATTTCCTATTGATCCAGCATAACCTGGTAATCCTACATTAGAAAATTCTACCCATTGATCAGTGTCGCCATCATAATAATAAAAATATTGAACACCTGTTGCTTCATCAATCCAGATATCTCCATACTGAGCACCTGAAGGAGGTGTAGAAGAAGTTGTAATATCAAGTTCTCCTTCTGATCCGGTAAATCCAGTATCACCTCGTGAACCAGTAAATCCTGTTGAACCAGTATATACTAAATCTCCTTTTGAACCTGTATAACCTAAATCTCCTTTTGAACCTACAAATCCTGTATCACCTTTTGAACCAACAAATCCTGTGTCACCTTTTGAACCAGTAAAACCTATTGAACCTGTATAACCTAAATCTCCTTGTGAGCCGGTGAAACCTGTGTCACCTTTTGAACCAGTAAAACCTATTGAACCTGTATAACCTAAATCTCCTTGTGAGCCGGTGAAACCTGTGTCACCTTTTGAACCGGTAAAACCTATTGAACCTGTATAACCTAAATCTCCTTGTGAGCCGGTGAAACCTGTGTCACCTTTTGAACCGGTAAATCCTGTTGAACCAGCAGCACCTGCTGAACCTGTAAAACCTATGTTTCCTAAAGAACCTGTAAAACCTGTAGAACCTGCTGAACCTGTAAAACCAGCACCAGCTGAACCAGTAAAACCTAATCCTCCTGTTGCTCCTGCTGAACCTGTAAAACCAATATCTCCTTTAGAACCTGTAAATCCAGCACCAGCTGAACCAACAAATCCTGTATCACCTTTTGAACCGGTAAATCCTGTGTCACCTTTTGAACCGGTAAATCCACCTGGACTGCCTGTTTCTCCTTTTGAACCTACAAATCCTGTGTCACCTTTTGAACCTGTAAAACCAGCGCCAGCAGAACCAGTAAATCCAGTGGCACCTTGAGGTCCTGTAGCTCCACTGTCACCAATAGAGCCGGTGAATCCTGTTGAACCAGAAGAACCAGCAGAACCGGTAAATCCAGTGGCACCTTGAGGTCCTGTAGCACCATCAGCACCAGCAGAACCGGTAAATCCTGTTGA